TAGTTGTAACAGGCTTAGGCAATAAGATTGAATATGCAACAACTAATGGCAAAGGCTTAATAACTGGAAAACGAGAAGATATAACTGATCAATGTATAAATGCTGTATATGCTCATTTAAAAACTGAGTTTGATAGAAGCAAAAAATCTAAAGAAAAGTTTGGTTACAAGTTTTCAGATGGTGGCAAGTTGATGTACATTCATCCAACTGAAGAAGGGTTATAAAAATATTATTTTATTGGAGGAATAGAAAAATGGAAACATTTCAAGAGAAGGCCAACAAATATATCAATAGGATGATTGAGAGTAGTCACGTTGCGATCAGAAAAGTTTCAGAAGGAATATTCGTTGTTGAAAAAAGTAGATATGGATTAATAGGAGCATATCTAACTTATCAAGATGTTGTTAATTATCTAAATGATAAAGAAAAAGTTCTTATTTTAAATGAGTCTAATTCAAATGTGATTACTAAAAACTTTTAAAATCCATGTTTTATTTAAATTGATTAAATGAGGAGTTGAATATTTAAATGAAATTACTATGCATTGAAGATGTCATTATGGATGAGGGAGACAAAGCTTTCACAAAAGGTAATGAATATAGGGCGTATGAATCAACTTACAAAGAAAATTATGATGTTATCGGATGCTTACGTGCCAAAAATGACAATGGAGAACGACACATTATTAAGCAATTAGATGGGGATGACAAACTGAGACTAGATAGTTTCTTCTACAAACATTTTAAACAAACTAAATAAGGAGTGATTAAATGTTATTTTTTACAGTTGCTTTATTTCTATATTATCTAATTTCATTGGTTAATGGAGGATTATTTAAATCAAGTTTAATTAAATCAGGGGAACTAAAAATTAAATTAGAAAACAAACAAATTACGAAAAAAGAACATGATGAAGAAAGTTTCAAAACTGTGAAAGCTAAAATTAATGGAATTGAAGTAGAAGGATCTCCAGAAGAAATTCTTAAGTTTAAACAATTGTCGGATGAAAAAAGTTTAACCGAGAAACAGAAAACAGCAGTTAATCCTAATATTAACCCATTCGGGACAAAAGTAATTGATTGTGTAAGTAAAGAATGGGTTGGTACTGGTCAAAATCCATATGATGTAAAGTTTGATTCTGAAAAGTATTCAAAGACATTTGAAAATATAAAAGTTGATAACAAATAAAATTCGTCTTTTATCTCATTTACAAAAATTATATACATAACATTAAAATGGGAGATAACCCTTAAAAGTATTGATATATCAAAGATATTAAGCATTAATTAAGCAAAATCCCTGATTTTAAGGTAAATAGCTAAAAATACACAAAATAAAAACCACATTTTATTGTAAGTTGATGAAGATTACCGATATTGTGTGGTAAAGGAGATGGTCAAAACGGAACGAGTAAAGCAATTAGTAAAGCAGTTGAAATTTGAAGGATATACTGAAGAACAAATTTTAAAAATGGTAAAAGAGTGTTTGCCACTTCAATTTGATTACAGTAAATAATGAACAATATATATTGAGAAATAAAAGGAGGCCATTAACACGAAACGTAAAGTAGTATCAATTATAATCATGCTACTTTTAGTTTTATTCCTGCAATACGAATACAACAACAGACATATTAATTACAATTCACCACAACATGTTCAGATTAAAAATAAGACTGAAAGTATCATAGTCAGTAAGAGATTAGTTTTAAATGCATTACATGAAAAAGCTCAAATTGTATCACTGAAGCAGGATATACATAAAGAAGTAGATAGTGTAGATGATAATTTTTGGGGAAGACGAATAACACATTTTACATTTGATGGTTCGTACATAATGGGATTGGATACAAGTACAATTAAATTAGTCTCGTATGACAATGGAATTGTTAATTTGACAATTGGTAAACCAATATTGATTAACTTGGATTTACCATATGACAAGATGCAGATTAAGAAAACGAGTGGGTGGTTACGTGGTCAGATGACAGAGGATCAAAAGCAGCAAGTTTACAGTAAGACGGTTAAGCAAGTTGAAAGTGAGATTTTACATAATCAAGATACGATTGATAAGGCCAATACATATAATGAGCGTGTGGTTAATGATATATTGATGAAGTTACCTGGTATTAAACAGGTTTATATAAATGTAGCATCTTAAAATTTGGTTTTTATTTTAAATAGGAGGTGTAACATGACAAGTACATTGGCATACAAGAATCGGTTAGTGTATCTCCTTCAAACTAAATTACATACAGAGCTTCCAGAAGACATTCTCAATGACATTGAATATGCATTATACGATTATGGTAAACAATGCACAAAAGTAAGTGAAACGGAAAAGGCCTATTGGCGTGATAAAGTATTAGGTACATATAAGAGGTGATCTAATGGAAGCTAAATACGAAACAATCTACCGTGAATGTGAAGCATATTTTGAACGTAATTATCCCAATGCTGACACATCGGATAAAAATTTGTACATCAAAGGTGTTATTGACGTGATCCAGCGTTTACAAAATAAAAATATTTAACATACAATAATTATAGTAATATATAAATATATGTGTTATAATCATTTTAAGGAGGTGACAAGCATAATGGAACATAAATTTGCTACTTGGGATGATATTTTCAATGGGGATTATCCTGATCAACGTTTAGCTAATATGGTAACTGTTGGGGATGCAATTGACAAATATAATTATGAGTTGGAATCAAATATTAATTAAATAAGGGGATGAAGGGATGTTGTATTTCGCTAAGAAAAGTGATGTTGTAAAACTAAGTCCGATTAATGAGAATTTCCTATTACATACCCCAGAAGGTGAACAACTTGGATCTCCAGGTGATTATCTAGCCACTGACTTGAACAATAATCAAAGCATTGTCACCAAAGAGGAATATGACGATATGGTTAGGGTGCAGTATTGGTTCACAGAAGATTATCGTAGCATGTATGAAAATAATGCAGCATCAATGAGCGAATTGAATCAGACTGAAGATGAGTCGTTCATTGTTAATAATACATATGAACAAGTTCAGGGGAGATTAAGTAAGTAAATTATATTGGGAGTGTTGGTTTGGATGGTTACAGTATACACAAAATACGGATGTCCTCAATGTGACATAACTAAGAAAGTTTTAACGGAAAATGGAGTTAAATTTAACACAATTAATGTTCAAGATGATGAAGATGCTTTCAACTATGTTAAAGATGAACTGGGATTTTCTTCATTACCAGTAATTGTCGCAGAAGGTCATGAACCATTTTCAGGATTTAGACCAGACATTCTATTAATGCTGAAATAATATATTATTATCATCCACAAAAAAAGTGGAAATGTTAAAGAATAATATATAAAAGGAGATTCGTATTAATGCAATTTAAAACAATTGTTAAGAGAGACGGCTCTAATGAAGATTTTATGAAGAATAAAATTTCCGATGCTATCGCTAAAGCTGGTAAGGAAACTGGTGAGTTTAACGAAAAAGAAGCAGAAGAAATGACTAACAAAGTGCTAGATGTTATAAATTCTAGTCATAAACAACAAGATTTAACTGTTGAGAAAATACAAGATTACGTGGAAGATGTTTTATTAAACTCTTCTTTTAAAAAAACAGCAAAGGCATACATCATTTACCGTGAAAAGAGAAATCAAATGCGTAAGCGTGACATATTTAAACATAGATTAAACTTAAAACCCTATGAGTATCCAGAGTTAGAAGAATATAAATCAGCTATTCAACATTCTTACTGGCTACATACAGAATTTAATTACACATCGGATATCCATGATTATAAAGTAAATGTTACTGAATCAGAAAGAAATGTTCTTAAAAACGCTATGTTAGCAATTGCACAGGTAGAAGTAGCAGTCAAGGCATTTTGGGGTGATCTACATAATCGTCTACCTAAGCCAGAAATAGGTGCAGTAGGGGCAAGTTTTTCGGAAAGTGAAGTTAGACACCACGATGCTTATTCTCATCTTTTGGAGATATTAGGGTTAAATAACGAATTCAAAAAGATTCAAGATATTCCAGCGTTATCACAAAGAGTTGGTTATCTAGCTCAAGCTTCTAAATATGCCAAAACAGAAGATAATAGAGATTTTATGTTATCCATCTTACTCTTTTCACTCTTTATTGAACATGTTTCTCTATTCTCTCAGTTCTTAATTATAATGTCATTCAATAAATATAAAAACTTATTTAAGGGAATGTCAAATGTTATTGAGGCTACATCAAAAGAGGAACAAATTCATGGTTTGTTTGGCATTGATGTTGTTAATACAATTCGTGATGAACATCCTGAATGGTTTGATGAAAATATGACAAGTAAAGTATATGAGATTTGTAAAATGTCTTATGAATCAGAAGAAAAAGTTATTGATTGGATCTACGAAGATGGTGATTTAGATTTTTTACCTAAATCACTGGTGAAGGAGTTTGTTAAAAATAGGCTGAACAACTCTTTGAGTAGTGTAGGTTACAATCGTATTTTTGATGTAAATGAGAAAATGCTTCAAGAGACAGATTGGTTTGATGATGAAATTGTGGCAACAAAACATGTTGATTTCTTTGTTAAACGAAGCGTTAACTATTCAAAAAGAACGAAAAGTATAACTGCTGATGATCTGTTTTGATATTAATTTAATTGAAAATAAGGAGAAATGTAAATGTCATTTGAATGGTTAAATGAATATAGTCAGAAGTTTTTAGAGCGAGGATATTTAATCAAAGGTGTGACTGCTCAAGAACGAGTGAAACAGATTGCAGATAGAGCAGAAGAAATTTTGGGTATAGAAGGATATAGTGATAAATTTTATGACTATATGGGTAAAGGTTACTATTCTCTATCCTCACCTGTTTGGTCAAACTTTGGAACAAATAAAGGTTTACCAATTAGTTGTTATGGTTCTAATATTTCTGATTATATGGGAGATATATTACGTGCTCAATCAGAAGTTGGTATGATGAGTAAACTTGGTGGAGGTACTGCTGGTTATTTCGGAAACCTACGACCTAGAGGTAGTGAAATTACAAACAACGGAACATCATCTGGAGCAGTTCATTTTATGAGACTGTTTGAAAGTGTCATTGACACAGTATCGCAAGGGAGTAGCCGTAGAGGACGTTTCTCACCATACTTACCTATTGATCATCCTGACATTGATGAATTCTTAGATATCGGAACAGAAGGTAATCCTATTCAGGAGCTAACACATGCAGTAACCGTAACTGATGAATGGATGCAAAAAATGATTGACGGTGACAAAGAAAAACGTAAAATTTGGGCTAAGTTGATTCAAAAAAGAGTTGAAATGGGATATCCTTATATTTTATTTACAGATACAGTCAACAGAGATACTGTAGATGTCTATAAAGATAAAGGGATGAAAATTAATCATAGTCAACTTTGTTCTGAGATTACATTACCTACTAATGATGAATGGTCTTTTGTATGTTGCTTGGCATCAATGAATATTCTGTACTATGACGAATGGAAAGATACAGATGCAGTAGAAACGATGATTTATTTCCTAGATGCAATTATGAGTGAGTTTATTACTAAACTTGAGGCATTTGGAAATTCTGAATCAAGAGAAGATCAACTGACTTTTGAATATATGAAAAAAGCTTATAAATTCGCAGTTGAACATAGAGCATTAGGCCTGGGAGCTTTGGGATGGCATTCCTATTTGCAATCTAAAATGATTCCTTTTGAAAGTCTTGAAGCTAAAGCTTTGAACGCCTATGTATTTAAGACTATACAGGATAAGGCTTACAAAGCCTCAGAAGAATTGGCTAAATTATACGGTGAACCAAAGGTGTTAAAGGGTTATGGAAGACGAAATACTTGTCTATTAGCAATAGCACCAACAACAAGTTCAGCGTTTATTTTAGGTCAAGTTAGTCAAAGTATTGAACCAATTTGGAGTAACAATTATGTTAAGGATCTTGCCAAAGATAAAGTAACAATTCAAAACCCATACCTAAAGAAATTGTTGCAGGAAAAGGGTAAAGATACAAGAGATGTTTGGATTGATATTCGTAATCATGATGGATCTGTACAACATCTTGATTTTCTAACTGAATATGAGAAGCAAGTCTTTAAAACTTTTAGCGAGATCAATCAATTTACTATTTTAGATCAGGCTTCAGTTAGACAGAAATTTATTGACCAATCACAATCATTAAATATTATGGTTAACCCAAAGACAACGGCAAAAGAAATTAATGAGTTATATTTGTTTGCTTGGGAAAACGGAATTAAAACACTGTATTATCAACATTCCACAAATGCAGCACAACAATTTAATAAAGATAAAATATGTGTAGTGTGTGAAGCTTAAATTGTAACTAAGGGAGATTAATTTCTCCCTTTTACATTAATTATATGAATAAAAGGGGTAATGCATAGTGGGTAAAATGGATGAAAAAATTTTGGTCGCTCCAAGACAATTAGTATTTAATAACGAGCAATTAACATTCCAAGGTGTAAATAGTGATACTGAAACAGTAAAGCAAATTGTAAAAAACATGTCTGATACATATTCAGTTATGCGTAGAGGAGATGCAGAAGAAGATCCTACATATAAGCAACCAATTCCATATGCAGTCATTAAACGTGGCAATCAAGTATTTGCTTATAGACGATTATCTGGTGGGGGAGAAGCAAGGCTGCATAATCAAATCTCCTTTGGCGTAGGTGGTCATTGTAATCAAATTGAAGGATTAGATTTCTATGCTTTAATTGCTGAGAATTTAAGACGTGAATTAAATGAGGAATTAGTCATCAAAGAAAATAGTCTAACACTTGAAACTGTTGGATTGATTAATGATGATGAAAATGAAGTTGGTAAGGTGCATCTTGGAATGTTAGTTATTGGTGAATTAAAGGAATCTGAAGATGTATCTGTACGTGAAACTGATCAATTAGAGGGATTTTGGATTAATATTGATGAATTAAAAGATGTGTATGAGGATTTGGAAACTTGGTCACAATTTGTTGCTGATATTTTAATTAAGTAGTAATTCACATTACGTTCAAATGAAAGATTGATTCTATTATAAATTATTATACAAGGAGTGATACATATTGATTAAAATTGCCGATGAATTTGCATTCAAATCAAAACGGGACTTCACCATTATCAAAAACGCACTCAAGTTTGCTGATGAAATGGAGGATAAAACAATTAAACATGCTGACGAGTCACCTAATCTAGCCTACAAAATACTCTACAACGAATTCAAACGCATGGAGGATTGATGTGTTATTAGATCAAAAAGTTGAAGTAACTTGTGTCCCAATAAATAAAGAGTATCTTTTGTCAAAAGGTTATGAATGGAAGTTTAAAAATAAAATAATTATACATATTAATGATTTGCAAGAAGGTAGCCATAAGAAAGTAAAAGTAATGTGCGATTACTGTGGAGAAATTTTCACAAGGACTTATAAAAATCATATCCAGATTAATAAAACAAGATTAATTAAAAAAGATTGTTGTAAAGATTGTAATCAAAAGAAAACTCAAGAATCAATTAAATTAAAATATGGAGATGATTATTATGAAAGCAAGTTTATTGACACACTTCAAAAAGGATTAAAAGAAAAATATGGAGTCACTAATGCTAAATATATTGATGAATCACAAAAGAAAGATAAAGTTAACGTAAGAAATAGCCATACATTCGAATCCGCAAAAGAATTCGCTGAAGAACATAATTGTGAAGCGTTAGAGTTTAATGGATATGATCATGAATTCAGATTCATTTGTTCTTGTGGTAAAGAGGATTCGAAACTTTATTATAGCTTCTTAAAGAATCCAATTTGTATTGAATGTGCATTATTAAAAGTAGCAGAAGACAGAAGAATTCCTTTTGAAATCATTAAAGAAAATGTTGAAAGTAAAAACTGTACATTAATTAGATATGAAGGAACCACTAATTCAAAAATGCTAATAAAACACAATATTTGTGGAAGAGTTAATGAAACCACATATCATAGTTTTTCTCGAAGTAAAACAGGTTGTCCTTATTGCTCTAGGAGAGAATCAATAATCAACAGGAATATAACATTCTATGAAAATGGAACTGCCCCTATTTCATTTCAACAAGAAAAACTAAATACACTTATAGGAGGTGAATAGAATTTTCCAATTAATAAATATTCAATTGATATTGCTTATGTAAAAGACAAGATAGCCATCGAATATGATGGGAGTGGTCATGATGCCGCTGTTAAAAACTTTAAAAGTTTAACAAGAGAAGAGTTTGAAGAAAAAGAAAGAACAAGAACTAATTATTTACTTAGTAAAGGGTGGAGGTTAATTAGATACGTTTCAACTAAAGACATTCTTACCGAAAATGATGATGATTTAATCAACTTACATAAGTTTTGCTTGTGGTTATCAGATGGATTTGATGTTTTAATTATAGATTTTGATAATAAAATAATTGATATTGATGGAAGATTGATAAATTATAATTTTCCTAATTTAAAAGTCTGGAGGAAAATGAATGGCTAAGATACTTTTCATGAGCGATAGTGCAGCAGGACTCCATACGGGTTATGGACGTGTTTCTCAAGTTTTACTCACAGCATTCAGCTCCAATGGTCACAGTTGTAAACAAATTGGATGGGGATACAATGAAAGTATCCCTAATCTTCATCCTTTTGAAATTATCCCATGTCACTTTGGTAATGAACATATGGGTGAAGACAAATTAGCACAAACTATTCGTGACTGGAAACCTGACATCCTATTTACATTGGGTGATCCGTGGCAATTTGAATATTTACCTGAATTAGAAGAACGTTCATCTGTATATTGGATTAGTTATTTCCCAATTGATGGTTATCCAATTCCAAAAGAATGGCACAAAATCATCAAGAATGCTGATATGTCAATCACATTCAGTTCATTCGCTAAGAAATTAGTTGATGAATTACGTGATGATGCACAATTAATTTATCATGGTGTGGATTCAAATACATTTGTTCCAATGGATAAATCGGCACTCAAGAAAGAAAAGTTAGGATTCGATAATAAATTTGTTGTTGGTACAGTTGCTAAGAATCAAATGAGAAAGAATTTACCTGCATTAATGAAAGCATTCGATAAGTTTGCTAAGGATAAAGATGATGCAATTTTATATTTACATACGCAAGAACGAAGTAATGATTTTCGAGTACCAGAAATGATTGATCAACTTAAACTCAATGGTAAAGTATATTACCTCAGAGGATTAACATTCAGTAATGGGGTCACTGAAGAAGATTTGGTTAAGACTTATAATTTGTTCGATATATTTGTATTACCAAGTCAGGCAGAAGGCTTTGGATTACCATTGCTTGAATCTCAATCATGTGGAGTCCCAATCCTGGCAACAAATTTTTCATCTATGCCTGACTTAGTTGTGGATGACATTCAATTATTAGATGTTCTTGACACACTTACAATGGCACGTAATATTGAGCAAGCAATCGTAAGTGTTGATGATATTGTAAATAAATTAAGTTATTTCTATGATGATTGGAAAAATAATAACTCTGAAAAGTTGATTGAATTAGGCAAAAAGGGACGAGATAAAGCTGTTGAAATGGATTGGAGTCACATTACAAAAGAATTTGTCAATGTAATCAATAAAGTTGAACCTAAAGCAAAGAAAATCTCAAAACGAATTTTACCTAAATTCTACATCATTTAAGGAGTGATTACTTTGACAACGCCATATCAAATTGTATACCGAGCCTTAATTGCGGATACACAAGGTTATGCTCGTGCAGCTAGAAAATACATATTAGCATTAGATCAACTTGGGGTAGATGTAAAAATTGAACCTGTTGATGTTGGCTCTCCTGATGCTAAATTGGATGATAAGGTAAGGAAAAGATTAAATCAACTCATCAACAAACCATATGCAACAAATAAACCTAAAGTATTGTTATATCACATGCAACCAAGTGGAGTAGATCCAATTCATGAACGTACTAGAGGTTATGACAAAGTAGTAATCAAAACAGTATTCGAGACAACTAAAGTTCCTGCTAATTGGTTTCCAAATGTGAATCAAGCCGATGCAGTATTTTGTCCATCACAACAGAATGTTCAAGCGTTTAAAGATTCAGGAATCACTCCACCGATTTATCTTGCACCACATGGAGCCGATACAGATGCATTCAATCCAAGAAATAAGAAATTCCCATTGGATACAAAAGGAAAATTTACATTCTTGTCAGTGTTCCAATGGCAACATAGAAAGTCACCAGATTTACTGTTACGTGCATATTGGGAAGAGTTTAGTGAACGAGATAATGTTGCATTAGTATTGAAAACTTATTGGGGAAATAGTGGACTGAAATCTGATCAACGAGCCGTATTAAACCAAATCATGCAATATAAACAAAACTTAGGACATAAAAACACAGCACCAATTTACTTCTCGCCTAGTCTATTTTCGGATGATGATTTGAAAGGACTATACACGTTATCTGATTGTTTTGTCTTACCTAGTCGTGGTGAAGGAGTGGGATTACCATATATCGAAGCATTATCAAGTGGGATTCCATGTATTGCACCTAATTGGGGAGGTCAAATTGATTTCCTTAATGAAGGTAACTCATTCCTATTTGATTATGATTTAGTCCCAACCGATTATAATAATGGTTATCATGTTGCACCAAACTTTAGTCAAGTATTTACTTCTGATATGCAATGGTCTGAACCAAAGTTATCTGATTTACGCAAAAAAATGAGATATGCTTACAATCACCAAGATGAGGTAAAAGAAAAAGGTAAACAAGGACGTAAGGATATGAAGAAAATGTCATGGGAAATTGGGGCTAAAGTGATCAAACAAGCAGTAGAGGATTTGTTAAAATGAAGCAAGCAATCATATTAAGTGGTGGTAAAGGGACTAGATTACGACCCTTTACCTTTAAAACTTGTAAACCAATGTTACCGATACTTGGGAAACCTCATTTAGAGTATCAAATTGACCTGCTTAAGCAACATGGATTCGTTGACATTATCATCAGCACAGGTTACTTGCATCAACAAATTGTAGATTATTTTGGTAATGGACATAAATTTGGAGTTAATATTCAATATCGTGAAGATGGAGATTCCCCACTTGGTACGGCTGGTGCAATCAAGAATTGTGAGGACTTAATTGAGTCTAATCATGTGTTAGTCCTAAATGGTGACATATTGACTGATATTGATTTGAGTAAATTATATAGTGACAGACGCAATGGAATAACAATTGCATTAGCTAAAGTGGATGATCCGACAAGTTTTGGTGTTGCTTTAATGAATGACAACAATATGATTTATAAATTTGTAGAGAAACCTTCAGATAAGTCATATGGGGATAGGATTAATGCAGGAATATATGTGTTACATAGAAGTGTAATTGAGGAAATGCCTAGTCGGACATATTGGATGTTTGAGACAGATATATTTAATCACTATGCCAAAAAAGGATTGCTAAAAGCATATGTTGATGATTTCTATTGGTTGGATATTGGCACACATGAACGTTATGAAGAAGCAAATTATCACACATTGCAAAGTCAAATAGGGACTACATAAGTAGCCCCTTCTTACGGTGGAGTTGTGAGTTGATAATCAAGTAGTTCTAGGTGTAATCATATATTGAACATAAACAATAAAATTTATACACAGAGGTGTTATATGAGTTATTCTGAGAATCAATATTTAAAATTGTTGTCTGATGTTTTGAAGTATGGTCAGGATTCAGGAGATAGAACAGGTACAGGAATGAGAAGTCTATTTGGAGAATCAATGGAATTTGATTTACGTGAAGGGTTTCCATTAATTACAACCAAAAAGATGTTCACTAGGGGAGTTTTTGGTGAATTATTATGGTTTTTGAGTGGTTCAACATCTAATCAAGAATTAGAGGATAAATACAACGTTGGATTTTGGAAAGAATGGGCAAATGAGGCCAACGAACTTCCAAATATTTATGGGAAGCAGTGGGTTAGGTGGGAAGATGGTCGAGGAAATATCTTCAATCAAATTCAATATGTAATTGATCAAATTAAAAATAGCTCTAATAGTAGACGTATATTATTTACTGGATGGAATGCTGCTGAAATGCAATGGAAAGATACTGCATTGCCTTGTTGCCATTCTACAGTTGTTCAATTTTATGTAGAAGATGGATTTTTAAATATGTATCATTATCAACGTAGTGGTGATTTATTTTTAGGAATTCCAGTAAACATAGCTTCTTACTATACTCTATTAAGAATGATCGCTGACCAAACAGGATTAAAACCTGGAACAATGAAACATACAATTGGCGTAGCTCACATTTATCACAATCACATTGAACAAGTGCAAGAACAATTAACAAGACAACCTTATCAATTACCGTTATTGCATATTAAACGTGTACCTAATTCAATATTTGAGTATGAATTAGAGGACTTTGAAGTATTGGATTATAAATGTCATCCGTTAATTAAAGGTGAAGTAGCAATTTAATACTTTACATATAATAATTATATTAGTATAATATAATTATGAACAACAAAGAGAAGGAGAATATACATAGATGAAGTTGTGGAGAGGAAATAAAAAGAAACAGAAACGAGGTGACAAGTTAACCAACATTGTAGATGAAATAAATCAAATGTTATTTGTTGTCTGTGGGATCTTGTTTGTAATGTGTGTAATTGAGTTGATTGCACTGTTTAAATTGTAACGTAATTATATTTACGGTTAAAAGGTTGTTTTTATTTGAATAGTAGACCAATATTGTGCAATTAGAAAGGGTGAGAAAGTGAGCAGATTAGAAGAAGTAAAACAAGCGTGGATTAAACGTGATTGGGATACTTTGTTGGATAGAAAAGACATTCATTGGCTTATCGAACAAGCTGAAAAGGTTGAAATGTACGAAAAGAAATCAAACGAATATACAGAGACATTAAACAACACGAGAAAAAATCGAGATATAGCAAAAGGAAAACTTGAATTTACATTAAAGGAAATAAAGTTAAGAAAACAATATGAATCATTTCTTAAAAGTGTCATTCAAGGAAAAGAACGGTTAGAAGAACACCAAGATTTTGAATGGTTTATTAAAAGACTTAATGCCCAATACGACTATAAGGTGTATTAACCATTTAATACAGTAAAATGACGCTTTTATCATAAGTGAGGTGAGTTTATGATTGATAGTATAGGTGTTGTATGTGACGATGATCTTGAAATGTTTCATAAAAAAGTAGCATCAAGAGTTAAGGAATACCAAAGAAATGGATTAGAAGTTGAAATACAATATCAAATGAGTACCCTAGCTCATTCAGCAATGATTATTGGAAGAGAGAGGATGTCAAAATGAGAGATCCTAAACGTATCGAAGAATGTTTATATCTCATTAATGAACATTGGCAAATGTATCCTGACGTTAGATTTAATCAGCTTATACATAATTTACAATCTCTATATCATACGGAAACGGATGATGGTATTGAAATACAAGATAGTAATGGTAATTGGGGATTCGACATGTTCTATGTAGAAGATGACAAGTGGATTGAATGGCTGAAGAATAAGGTAAATTCATAAAACGTTCGTTTTAATTTAATTAAATAATAAAAAGGAGATGGATAAATGAGTGAATTTCTTCAAGACTTAAAAGAATTCATGATTAAAGAGGAAAAAGAACATAACTTCTCAGCTTGTGATTACTATTCAACAATAGAGCAACATAAAGATAAATTGAATGAAGTAATTAATGATATTGAAAATCATCATTATTATCTAACATATGAACCAGATAAAACTGAAGGTTATACAAATGGAACAATTGATATTTACCTCGAACCAAAAGGTTCAGAATACCATCACGCTGCAAATCATTCCTATATAATTACGCTTAGAAATTATGAAAGAATGTGGGACTACTGCGAATGTCAACCCGAAGATGAAGGATACAATCCTATACATAATTGTTGTGGTAATGGTTGCGATTGGTATGCACCTGCAATTTCAATTGAAAAACATGAGAATGTTGCTTATTTCTCTTTCAATGGGGCAGAGAAAGACATTTGGGAGTTAAGAAGTAAATGGAGTGGAAATGAAGAAGAGCTAAAACAGAAACAATTCCAAGAAGAAATGGTTAGACTTGATCGACAAATTGAAGAAATTATGGAACGGAAACGTTTGTTAATGGCTGAAGAAGAGGATTAATACATAAAAAGTAACTTTTATATAAATAAGGAGGGATTATATTGAAGCCAGACTTAGCCATGAAAGTGGAATTTGAAGATGGAACCATATTAGAACTACTCACTGAAAATAATCAGAAGACATTATGTGTTGTTAAAAATGAGCGTGACGTATTATTAAAAACTCCGATAAACAATCTTAAATACATATCAAAGATGTTTAGTCAGTTTCATGATTACATGGAAAATAATTAAATAAGGAGGTTGTATATGACTTGTATCGTTGGCGTTACAGATGGAAAAACAACATGGATTGGCGGTGATTCGTTAGGCTCCAATTCATTCTCAAAGATTGTCAGACGTGATAAAAAAGTTTTTAAATTACAAGACACGCCTAATGCAATAATTGGTTATACATCATCCTTCAGAATGGGTCAGTTGTTAATGTATGCTAACAATTTAATCGACAAACGAGATGAACCTGATATTGACCATAAATACCTTGTGAAAACATTCATTCCGAATTTAATCCAATTGTTTGAGAATGGAGGGTATTCACGTACTTACAGTGGTGAGAAAGAAGGTGGAGAATTTCTATTCGCATACAAAGATAAATTATACAAAATACAAAGTGACTTCCAAGTTGGTGAGAGTTTTGATAACTATGACGCTTGTGGTTCGGGTGAATACTTTGCGTTAGGATCATTGGCAACAACTGAAGGTAGTGACTTAACTCCAGTTGAAAGAATACATAAAGCACTCCAAGCAGCGAGTAAATTTAGCACAGGTGTTTCTGCACCATATTACATAATCAATACAGATAAGGATGAAATAGTTGAGTTTACAGAATGACTGATAACGTCATAGTCGACTTAAAGAAAATGTTAACTAAGTGTGAACAGCATGGTAAGGGTGACAGTGTGTTTGCAAGCATATTGAGGAGAAATATTGAAAGGCTAAGTAAATTAATTATACATACATAAGGTGTTGGTAAATTGTATTTATATGGATTAGATTTGTCAATGGAAAACACGGGAGTCTCCATATTTGACCTGGAGACTCTCAACCCAATACATATTACGTCCATTGGAACTAACAAGAAAGATAATCATGGTAAACGTCTTTATCACATAGGAAAAGAAATAATCCAACTAAAGGACAAATATCCTCCAAGTGTAATTGTCATCGAACGTGGATTCAGTCGATTCAATACGTCAACTCAAGTCATATATAGAGTTCACGGCCTTATTAATTATTTATTCCATGATGTTGAACAAATTTACTATCCACCTAAAACAGTTAAGGAAGCAATTATACGTGGAGATGCGAGTAAAAAGTTGGTTAGACAGTTGATTGAGAAGAAGTATCCCGATGTGGTATTCGAGGACGAAGATCAGTCGGATTCGTTTGCTGTGGCACTTACATATTTAATAAAGAAGAAATTAGTTGAATGGACAAAGAAATGACATAGGACAAGTAGAGAATTGAATATATACATAATGAGGTGAGAGGAGAATGTTAGCTAATCCTGAAATCATAAAAAAATACATTGGTAATAAACCAGTAACATGTGAGAGAAAAAAGGATGGAGTTTTAATCATAGAGTATGGTAAGTTAAATATGGAGTCATTCATAAAAAGTTTACTTGAATGCCCTCAGATAACGAAACAAGGACTATAATGTTCTTGTTCTTTTTTTACCTTATAATTTGTCGCATTATGTTAACTGTTAATTTATAGACTGTTAATAAAATGCTACATATGTTATACTTTTCTTAACACTAGATAGGACAAGGGGTTGAGGGATTTTGGATAGGAAAATAAAAAACGTAGCTGTGTATGTAAGAAAATCAAGAGACAATAACGAGAGTCTTGAAGGACAACTATCTTCAATCCTTGATTACTGCGAAAGATTCAATTGGGAATACGAAGTTTTTAAAGAAGAAGGGTCTGCTTCATCGGAGGATTGGAATCGTCCTGAACTTCAGAGAATGATCAGATTAGTTGAAGCTCAACATTATGACGCAGTTGTTGTAACAGAGCAATCACGTATCACAAGGGCAGATGAATTCCCCAAATTTAGGAATGTGCTACAAGAAGCAAATTGTCTATTTATTACAACACAAACTAATTCTGTATATGATTATACCAAACCAGAAGATGAATTTGTTTCGGATATTATGTCTGCTGTAGCAAAACAAGAAATAGCATTTGCTAAACTTAGACTTAAACGTGGAACAATTCAGTCAGCTAAAAAGGGAAATTGGCTTGGAAAAAAATCACCAACAGGGTACATTTATAATCGAGAAACAAAACGTCTTGAACCAAGTGAAGATGCACCAATTATAAAAAGAATGTTTGAGTTGTACGTTAACGGATTATCAACAAAAGATATTTCATATAAATTTGAATTTGAAAACGTTATAACCTCAACTAATATGATTTGGTCACCAGCAGGAATTTCAAGATTGTTGAATAACCCTGTATACGCTGGCCACTCCCTTTATGGTCGCACATCACAGAAGAAGGTTAATGGGAAAAGGTTAACGACAAAGACTAAACAAGAGGATCAAATATTAATTGAAAATACACATACTCCAATTATAGACGCAGAATTATGGGAAAAGGTACAAAAAATAAAACATAATAAGTCAACTAAACCTGTTCAATTAAAACATGGTAAACATAAATTCTCTGGACTTATTAGGTGTGCGTTATGTGGCAGAGTTCATTCATTCCAAATGTCACACTCTAAAAAATTAAGGATTTGTTCATGTCAGACACGTTTCTACTCAGAAGATCGTTCCAGTTACACTTTGTGTAAAAATGAAGGTTGTAATGTAGATAAGTTTGATCAAGAATTTCATGAACACATTGTCAGATATGCGAATGAATTAAGTAACCATATTGAACTTATCAAAAATAGTGAAGATAAAGGTAAATCTAATACTGAATCAGAAATCATTTCTAAAAAAAATCAAATTAAAAAAATTCAACAAGATATTAAACGTGTACAACAAGGTTTTACCATGGAAATATTTACGGCAGAGGAGGCACAGGAACAAATTAAAAGGTATAAGCAGCAACAAGGTGAGATTGAAGAACAATTATCTTTATTGGAGAATAGAGAAAGCGACTCTAAAATAGGTTATCTGGAAATGGTTTTAGAGGAAATTAGAAGTGTAATTAAGGGAGAGGACAAACTACCCGAGTCAAAATTGAATTCTATTTTAGTAAAACAAATAGATACAATATTATATGTAAAACAAGGCGAAGAGATTGAGTTGCATATATCATGGAAAGTAAATTACAAGTTAGATGAAGTAGCAATATGAAAAGGAGAGGGGTTTAATCCTCTCCAAATATATAATCAAATTTCACTTTATCTTTATAATGTTTTTGTTTACACCAAATTTAACTAATGCTATAATTTATTCAGATACCCAATCACGGAGTTGTTCAGCATTCTTAATCATACTTAAAATAGTGAGAGCATCTTCAAAATCACCATTAAGTAATGACTCCTTTAATGATTCAAACATCTGCTCTTGCTTTTCTTTGAGCGTCATATAGCGTGGCTCCTTTGGTTGTTTCATATTTCATACCAACTAAACTGTTGACAAAATTAAAAGCACCGATATTTAGGGATATTTAATTTTAGGTTGTTTCATTTTCTATACCAACCAAAATGTTCCAAACTTCCGCCAAATAGGGATTTTCTATTAGGTAATGCACGTCTATATCTCTAATGTTCTTACCCTTTTCATCGTGTATATGTATAATTAACATTTAACAATTATGAATAAGTTTGTTGTAAATATTGATCAACAATTTCTTCTTCTAACTGTGCAATGAATTCTTCAGGAGCAAATTCAGACAAATCAATAATAGGAACGTCAATATCTGGTGTATTATTTTTCCAGGTATCCATGAAAACATGATGCATTTCTTTTAGCTTTACTTTAAATTTACTGTCAATATTTTTTCCTTGATATAGTAAGTAAGGTGAAATGGAATAGCATTTCGCATTAAGAATAGAATCATGTTTACGTTCAAAAATGATTTTCTTATGTATTAAACCTTTCAGCATTTTTGATACTGTTGACTTAGATAATCCGCTTTCTTTGATAATGTCTTTTTGTGTACAATAAGACCCATTGTTATTCCTCAAGGCAATATCCTCAAAATTACCAAATTTAATTGATAACATTGTCATAAAACCTAATTCGTTACAATTTATAATTTGATTATCATATAGCATTTCAATTTCTTTTTTAAACAATTTAACAAATTTAGTGTTAGATGATTTCCATTGAGTTTTGGAAGTATCCTTAACATAAAGACTTACTGCCAACTTTTCAATTTCTTCAACAGGAATATCATATTTATCAGCAAATTCATCTAATTCATTTTTAATTGTTTTAATAATAACCTCACGCACAATGCGTATTAATTCAGCAGATTGTTTCATTATCATTTTTCTCCCTTATCATATAATATAATTTAATTAATTATTGAGATACTGCTTTAGACTTTTGAAAGATGAGATGAATCTTTTCAAATCTTCATTAGTGTTGTAACTTCTCACAATGTCATGTAATTCATCAGTCTTATCAAAGTAAATAGTTACCGAACCATTTGATTTTGTTTTACCAACTGGATCAATACCATTCGCCATTATGTAAGCTGCTAAATTCAATGATTGCGTGTAGTATAAATTTTTCATTATGTTCACTCCTTAACAATGTGATATAGAGGAGGGATATACATAGATACCCCTCTTATCATTATATTACTATAATTATTACATGTCAATAATTTATGCTCTTATCCTGAACGCAAGAGAAGGATAAGACAAAGGTTTTGATCTTTACTCATCTCCCTTAGTGAGAGAGGACAACAAAGTATTATGCTTATCCATCTTCCATATGACGAACGCCCATCCATACAATCCAAAATCCTGTATGTACGATGATAATTTATCCATGTCATGAAAAATGAACACAACCACCAAGAAGAGAGTAGTAAGTATAAACTCTTTACTAACCAAAAATTTAAACATATGAGTCACCTCATTTTTACAATAAAACTTTGCTTTTATAAATGGAGAGTTCTCCGTTTAATTAAATGGACTAGTCTTAACTTGCAACATATCCAATTGAATGACACTCACATTTCCATTTGAATCAGTCAATTCGAGGTCAGTTTTATATATACCACTCAAACTACTTGTATCAGAAGGCTGTAATTTAATTTGTACTTTACCATTTGTCGCATCAGTTATTACAATATCCTCACTTGGACTTTGCTTAATTACAGGATTATTCCGTACATTTAATTTCCATTTAAACGTAGCCCCATTAATGTCCACTGGATTTCCATTCTCATCAGTCAATGTAATATTAATTAGTTTGGATTCACCTGCAAAGAGTTGTTGAGCAGCCATATTATACAACTCCTTTCATGCTTATATTCAAGTCATAAACTCCGACAAATTTAAGTTCAAGTTGTATAGTACCATTCATTTCAATAACACCTATAACTTCAAATACAGAAATAAATCGTTCAGTTGTATCAATATTTACATGTCCATTAGCCGTTCCACTTGGGAAGAATACAACATTATCATGTGATTGTGTATTGCTTATATCACTCACATTACCATTCGCAGCATAGAATTTCGTTTCAGATGATGTGACATTTGACGTTCCATCTGATGATCCCATTGCACTATAAGTTGTAGTCGCATGACCAACAAATTGTTCATTAGTGGTAAAGGATGATGCCCCATTAACATTACCTTGAGCAGACAATGATTCATATTCATCTGTGATTAATGCCGATTGTCCATGAATACTACTAGATGACTCATACACAAACTTATCATTGCTACTTACAGAAGATAATCCATTAGATTGACCTTGTGCAGAATATGTAGTCGTACCATGTTGAACAAATGTTTCACTAGTGGATAAATTTGACTTACCATTTGAGTTACCAAAGTCAACATAGATTACATTACCGACTTTGGATACATTAGATTGAGTTGTTATATTACCATTAGCGGAATAGGATTTAGTTTCATGAGTTGTAAGGGTAGATATACTCTGAGATTGTCCTGAGTCACCATAGACAACATGATCAATCGTATTGAGTGACGATAAAGCATTCGTTCCACCTGAAGCAGAATAGGTTGTTGTGGAGTGTCCAATTACTGTCTCACTTGTTGCTAAACTAGATTGACCATCGGATTCACCACTACCTGAATAAGTCGTAGTAGGATGAGCAATGAAAGATTCACTTGTTGTAAGTGAAGAAACACCATTTGATGAGCCACTTCCAGCATAGGTTGTTGTCTTTAAAATAAGTGTTTCATTGGAAGTTAGTGATGATTGTCCTGTTGCTGTTCCACTTCCGATGTAGGTTGTGCTGGATGTAGAAGAATTATCAGTTACCCATGTTCCGCCGTTATTTGTTAGATTATTTCCGCTAACAGAATCGACTAAGCTTTGATTTGTGAAATCATAATTAATTATCAGTGTTCCATTAGAAGATATAGATACATTTTCAAAAGCTAATTCACCGTTGTCTGTTAATCCTGTTCCTGAATTAGAGTGTCTAGCTCCTAAATTTAATGTTGCGCTTGATAATATAATGCTCGGAGAAGATACTGAGCTTATTAATGTTCCGTCAACATAAAGAGAAAGATTGGTTCCATCACTTTTAAATTCATAAGTATGATAGGAGTTAACGTAGCTGGCAATGTTCCATGTTGCATAAGCAGATGACCCTCCCCCTAACCAAAAGTCTATAGAGGTTGAGGAAGAACTTGACGTATTTTGCATGATTAAAAATCCTTGTTTAGCTGTCCAAGAATCATTGCCAATATACGAATTCCAAGTCGCTGTAGGTTGAGGATTTGTAATGTTAGCTTTAAATTTTATATCGAATACATTACCATTTAAATTTAATGACGAACTAGATGTTCCATAAGGAGAAGGTGAACCTGTGCCACTTAGACTTAAAGCGTAAACCATTTATCACCACCTACTTCAGGGTTGTGTATTTGAGTATTTCCGTTCGGTCGGATACATAATTAGACATGGCGCTATTAGCGTTTGCGATGTGCGCCCGATAGCTCGAATAATGGACATCAGGTGTTACGCCATCAGGTAAAATGTTATCCAACTTAGATGCAATCTGTGATAAAATGTTTGTTTTAATGTCGTTTAATCCACTTGTTTCTGCGGTAGATAATGACAATGGGGCATAGGATGCGTTTTGCATTTGTGGAATAATTTTGCCGAATACAGCGTCCATTAAGATACCTAATGCGGTTGCAATATCAGCCGTATCCCAAGCAGAATTAACGAATTTATTTTGCCAGTATAGTGCCAAATCTTCATTAGTATTTGTTGTAAGATGGTAAGTCCCATTTGCGTCTTGATACATTTGAACAGGAATATTACCATTCGACTCTCCAATTTCAATATAACAAGGTGGGCATCCGTCAGTGTTTATGGATATTTCGAGTTTTTGTTGGGATACTGCATCATGGACAGTTATGGGAAGAGTAAATGAATTATTAATTACAGGAACATTAATGACTTGATCTGATACAGAAACATTTACTGAAGTTGGTGGGTTTGTCGATGGATTGATAATATTCCCAACTAAATTAGTGTTGTCATATGAAACAGATACATATTGTCTACCTGTCATAATGGAATCAAAAGTATGTGAAGATATGTCGGACAACAGATCTTTGACACCATTGTCTGTTGAATCCAATACCGTACAAAAACATAATTTATCATTATAATTTGTAGGCCATTGGCTCGCTTGCATGACAACTTTACTCGATGAGTTGGAGACTATGTAAGCTAGTGACATCTATTTACCTCCTTATAAAGTGAAATAGGGAGTAGCATTAACCACTCCCATATGAATAATTAAGCCTCGCTAACAGAAATTGAGCCGATTGCAAAGTCTAATTTATCACCAGAAACCTGTAGAGTTCTTGGGGTCGACAATGGTGCCCAGTATATAAGATTTGTTCCATCGGAAATTCCATAATAGTTGATCGTTGCCCAAGCTCCAGTTGCGGTAAATGCTACATCATTAGAATTCGATGTTGAACCGTTAGACGGAGCAGAAAATGTGACATTTTGAGCTGCATATCCAGGACAATTCGATGTTGTGGCCTCAGTTGTTGGCTGACTTGTTGCACCAGTTGCATCTGTATATAAATGAACAGTCCATGCTGTAGGTCTAGTAACAGCAGTAGAAGTCAAAGCCCATGTTAAGAAATTATTTTTGTAAGAAGTACCTTTTCCACCTGACATTTAAAATTCCTCCAATGTATGATTAATTTATATATGTAAAAAGGAGCATCCACAAAGGACACTCCTTGATTAAAATGATTATTTTATCGTTTGTTTTCTCTATTCCATTCCTTAGCTTCTTTTTCAGTCATCACATTCACAAAATCATCGTGAACAACTAAACTTGACATAAAAGAAGCACCATCTATATAATGAACACCAATTTCAGGTGTGTTATGATGAGTGTGACAAAGAATCCATTGATTATATATCGTATCTAATGCATCATCATCACACATTACATATTCATAATGAATTTCTTCATTGGTTTCTTCATCTATATATGAATCTTTGACAATCTGACCATTGTAATGATCCATAAAGAATTTCAATAATTCCTCATGTGACTTGAAATCACGTTTACAATGACCATGAAAATCAAAGTGATTGAATAAGAAGAAAGCCACTTTGCGATAATCAAAACCATTCCCCCATGAACGTTCAAAAATGTGATGAGACTCTAATTTCTCATGAGTTCCACATTTGAAGCAGGGGAGATGTTCAATATTTTCTAATTCCTTTTTTGCGTTACGAAATTCCCTTGTTTCAGTGCGTTCATCATGAGAAGGAGTATGTAGATATTCAGTTAATGTCTTTTTCATGATGTGTTCGGCAACTACTTTTTTCTCACTCATATAATTCAACTCCAAAAGAAAAGCCTACTCGATTTAATGAGTAGGCAATTTATGTATAATTTATTTAGCAGGTTGTTGAGGTTGTACTGGTGTAGGGGATACAACAATCTTATCGAGAGTTGAATTTAATTCTAAAACAGCACTCTCAATCAAACCTTCGATTTCATCAGCAGAAACTTTAATATGAATCTTTTTCAATCTAGCAGAAAGAAACTTTGCAGCAGTGTCAAATTTAGCCTTTGATTCTGAACTCTTTAGGGTTTGTTCTACAAACTTTACCGCCATGACAGCATAGAATGATTTAATTTTTCCAACAAGATGATCTTTAACGTATTTCCCAACAAAACCACCAATAGCAATATATACAAGATGAACAATTGCATTAAAAATTTGAGTGAAGTCCATTTATATTTCCTCCTATAATTGTATAATTACTTTAAAACATCACATTCCATGTATTTTGGCCAACAATCCCATCAACAACTAATCCATGACGTGCTTGATAACCTTTAACTAAACGTTCAGTTTCAGAACCAAAATCACCATCAACCACGGCTCCAACTGCACGTTGAATACGTTCTACATCAATTCCTTTATCACCATTTTGAATTGGATGACCAGGATAGGGTACGATTGCTTTATGTTCAACTGGCTTTGGCTTTGGTTTATGATTAGGCTTCAATACTGCATCAGATGGAATGCGAATCATTTGACCAATACGTAATTTGGTTGGATCTACATTTGGATTTAATTTTTGTAAAATCCCATGTTCCCAATAATGCTTCGATTCAAGATTCCAAAAGTTATCACCTTTAGAAATAGAATAGTGTTTTGGAGGATGAATAACTTTTTCAATTGCTTTTTTAACTTTCTTAGCAACAGATTCTTTCTTTGGTGGAGTTTCAGGTTTAGGTTGAACTTTAACAACATTCTCAAAGAAACCATCAACTGCTTCATCCATATCTACATGACCATTGATACCTTTTACCGTTCCAGTCGATGAGTATTGGAAAACTTCCCATGAATTCCATATAGGGGAGTCGATTGGTTTGTCTACACCATAATGGGCAACCCATAATTTAATATCTTTAAGTGACTCATCTAATAATGCATGTTCAAATGAATCACCAGTATAAATCATGACATCTCCATATTCTTTAACCATTTCAAGCCATGCTAGGATTGACTTAGATAAATCGGCCTTACTTAAATTAGCATGATTAATTTCAATGTCGAGAACATGAGGGAGGTCTAAATCGTAATCTTTCACATGATTAATAAACCATTGTGCTTCTTTCTGAGCCGATGTAACATCAACGAATCGTGCAAAATGGTAAACACCAACTTTAATTCCAGCAGCCTTTGCTCCAATAATGTTTTCATCTGATTTAGGATCTATGTAATTATCGCCATCAGACAATTTCACATAAGCAAATTTAACACCATCACTTGCGACTGCCTTCCAATCTATAGAATTTTGCCAATGGGAAACGTCAATTCCTTTTAAATTTACTGAAGGGTTTCTCAATTGCACATTAAATCTCTCCTTTTATTTGCTTAATTCATACACCATAATCAAAAGTGAAATAAATCCAAATATAATCCCTATCCAGTTAGGTAAATTGTTTTTAAAACTTTTCGACTCCGTGTTTGAATCATCAATATGCTTATCTACACGTTCAGATAAATCAGCTAATTCCTTATCTCTTGCACGAAACATCTCATAAATTTCTTTTCTGGGAACGTAATTTTCTTGCCATGTGTCTAATTTTGCATCCATACGCATAACGATATTTGTCAAATTGTCAATTTGTGTTTCCAGTCGTGCAATTTTTTCGTAATCTTCTTTTTCCATTGTCAAAGGTACAACCTCCTAAATTAGATGAATCATCTCCTTGTATTCATTTAATTTATATAAAAAGAAAGCACAAGGACTCTCACCTCATACTTTCTCAGTGTTGTTACGTAATATGTTCCTATACTTCATTAAACTGCAGTAAAGGCAACTGCTGTTCCATTCTTTGCAGCTGTCACTCCTGTTACTGTATTATTACCCCCGTCATAGTAGATACAATTTGTTAAATTATAACCATATCTCCCATTAGCCGTGGTACTTTTAACCCCTATACATTCAATTTGCGAATACATCGCATTGATCCCATCATAACGATTATTTGAAAGATCTGTTCCATTAACTAAAATCTTAGAATTGTCTTGTGAATAAATACCATGATTAAATTGTTTAATACTCCCATTAATGACTTCCACTTTTGCCATATCGAAACAAACAATACCAGAAGTCGTAACAGTTGAAGGGGTTGTATTTGAATTAAAGTTAGGCGTTAAGACCTCACCCGTTGACATTTTCTTAAAGACCAATAAATGTCCTGTGCTTGAAGAGAATCCGCTTGTATAAGTCGGCACATTTAACTTTAGGCGGC